GAAGAAGATCATGATCACGCCATGCACTGTGAACAGCTGATCGTAGTGGTGCGGTGGCAAAAAGCCACCCGAACCATTAAAGGCCATGGCCTGCTGGGCACGCATCATCAGCGCGTCAGAAAAGCCACGCAACAGCATTACTAAGCCAAGCACGCAATACATGATGCCGATTTTTTTGTGGTCAACACTGGTGATCCAGTCTGTCCATAGTGTTCCCCAGACCTTGTAATAGGTCATGGCTGCTAGCAATGACGAACCACCCAATGCCACCATGATAAAAGTAGCCAGTAGTATGGGGTCGTGGAATGGCAATGCATCCCAGCTGAGTTTGCCAAATATAAATGTGGCTGGATCAAATGTATTGTTCATATTATGTTTATTTCATAGTTAGCACATGAATTACTGAGTGTTATGCTAATAATTTATTATAACACAGATGTCATTCAGGTGCAATGATGTTTGCTAGTGGGCTGCCCACTGGATACTGCTGATATCCACACCATCCTGGTACATTTCCCATAATGGGGATAATTCACGCAATCTGGCAATCTTGGACTTTACCAGCTGTATGGTAAAGTCCACCTCTGCCTGGGTTGTAAATCTACCCAGTGTAAATCGAATGCTGCTGTGAGCAAGTTCGTCATTCCTTCCCAGTGCACGTAGTACGTAGCTGGGTTCCAAACTGGCAGATGTACAAGCCGACCCAGAAGATATAGCCAAATCCTTGAGCGCCATGATCATGCTTTCACCTTCCACATAATTAAAACTTATATTCAAATTATGCGGAACCCTGTGGGTCATATCACCATTCACATATAATTCTTCAATATCGCCCAGCCCAGCCAGCAGACGATCCCGTAGTTCACGTATACGCACTGTTTCCACTGCCATTTCTTCCTGGGCAATAGCAAATGCTTCACCCATTCCCACAATTTGATGCACTGCCAGCGTACCTGACCTCATTCCGTGCTCATGGCCGCCACCATGCATTTGGGATTGTACACGCACACGCGGTTTCCGGCACACATACAATGCGCCTATACCCTTGGGCCCATATGTTTTATGTGCACTGAAACTCATCAGATCCACTGGTAGCTGGCTGAGATCAATTTCCACCTTGCCAGTGGATTGTGCAGCGTCCACATGGAAAATAATACCGTGTTTGCGGCATAGTTGCCCTATACGATGTATATCCTGAATCACCCCAATTTCGTTGTTCACATGCATCACTGACACTATTATGGTATTGGTGGTTACTGCTGATTCCAGCTGTGCAAAGTCAATAAGACCATTGGGCAATACCTCCAAATAGGTTACCAAATATCCCTCACGCTCCAATTCGCGGCAGGAATCCAGGGTGGCCTTGTGCTCAGTGCGTACGGTAATGATATGATTTCCGCGCGACCGATAGAAGTGCGCTGCTCCCTTGATGGCTAAATTGATACTTTCAGTGGCACCACTGGTGAATACGATTTCCCGGGAGTCGGCATGTACCAGTTGTGCCACCTGACCTCGGGCTGCCTCTACTGCTGCATCAGCTGCCCAGCCGTAGGCATGGCTGCGACTGGCCGCATTACCGTATTGCTCACGTAAAAAAGGAATCATTCGGTCAACGGCTCTTGGGTCTATGGGGGTGGTGGAAGAATAATCCAGGTACACTGGAAATTGGGTGGCGCTGTCAAGGGCCACTGGATTAGAACTTGTGGTGGGTATTTCAGATGTCATTGAGTTTCTTGAGTTGCAGAGCACTGCACTGCCCTGAGATAATATTTAGCCAAAGTATCCAGCATAACGGTTATATCCATGTGAATAATTATTATATGACCAGACGGTACCTGAGTTACCATCATAAATAAATTTATGAAAACCATTGAAATTATATCAGAAGGTGCATCCAGTGTGCTGTATCACTATACTAGCCTAAATAGTGCTGTGGCTATTTTCGAGTCCGGTCAGTTTTTGCTCAGTAGTTCCACTGGCAACAAGTCAGAAGAATTGTATGCGGTGCGTGGGTATCCCTACTTCCTAAGCACTGCCAGAAATAAAACTGCTGATTTTGCCATGCGACCGTATGGTGGGGCAGTGATGTTCAACCTGGATGGTCGGTGGCTGGGTGCCAGATACCCAGTTAAGCCAGTGGATTACTGGGACCGCGCCTGGTTAAACGACCCCACACGTGGCAGTGAACAGGAAGATCGTGTGCTTAGCAAGACCCCTGCCATACCACTGGATAGCGTAACCGCAGTGCATGTACTGATCCCCTCTGGCGCCAGCAGTGAGGTATCCAAGAGTGCCGCTGCACGATCAATACTACTAGCAGCGAAAAAACGTGGGATCAATGTATATGCTTATACTGATGAATCGGCATGGAAATTACAAGATACGCGCAGGGCAGTTCCCCTATCGCAAGCCCCTATTCGAGGAAACAAACCAGCGAATGTGCCCTATACTCCTGACCTTTCCTATTACAAGGATGCACTGAATTCCACTACCTCAAAGGATAGGTATAGGGAATATACCAATTACAAAACTCAAAGAGGGTTAAAAGCCTGGCTGGATTTGATCATCATGACTGATCGAAGTAGACTGAGTCAGGCAGCCAAGAACTTGCTGACCAAGCTGAACAGAGCATATAGCCCAAGTGATGATTCAGGTCTGGGTAACGACCTAGCCAATGCCCGCAAGCCTAATAATAATCAAGAATACGACCAGGCTGCTAGAATAAATGCGTTTATGCAGAAAAACAAATTATCCAATACCACAATGCTGGCACAATGGATTACCAATAAATGGAATCCAGTGGATAATCAACCAAAATAGTTGATTATTTCTGCCCGCCCGTTAGTGTTCACATTATGCTATATACAAATGTTTACTCTGTATAATAGATCGGATTCAGCAGTTTTAGGGAATCGGGCAAATAATCTAAACTGATCTGCAATGTCTTTCTACCTTGCATCACATTGGTAATGCTATGTAATACTGTCCCGTTCATTATTACCCATTGTCCCACTGGAAATTTGGCTTCTTCAATTATGTCAAGTGGCCCAAAATCATTGAAAAAGTGTGTCCCCTCCACTGTCCCCTTTGAGTATCGGTCCACCGATTCAGCCAATGGGACTGATATGGGGGCACCACGTGAATCCCGATAAAATACAGTACGCTGATCATCACTTCCTGCATTGAATACATAAATTAGTATATAGTTCCTGGAATAGTCACGGTGCGGGCCACCGTTATTATTCCCTGGTACTGTGACTGCTGATCGTACATCAATTTCCACATGATTGTCAAGTGACAATGCAAGTCTAGCCCAATTACTACTGTGGTGACTAAGAATAGAAGTATGTATAAATGCACATTTTTCCACACTGCCATCCTTCATTGTTAGTTGACGGTGTGTGCTGGATTTTTTCCAATTATTTGTTTCGTGCACTCCTTGATATACTCCCTGATCGCGACTACTAAAAGTTTGTAATGCCTCAGCAGCTAACCATTCTGGTGGACTAGCTAGCTCAATTGTGCTCCATAGCAGGTGTTGTTTCATTGAATTTCCGATTTGAATATATGTGATGGTTAGTACTAGCCACTGTACGTATTTATGTTGATAAATCCAGAATTATATTATTTACCATAATATGGTGCCCTCGGCTGGATTCGAACCTGCACGACCTTCGTTCTAAGCGAAGTACCTCATACCAATTGGGTTACGAGGGCTAAAATTATATTGGAACAAACTACACCATGCGCACGACATTAATTTATAGTGATAAATACAACATGACCATAAAAACTCTCTGTTATGTACCCTATAGGCAAGTATTCACTACCCCAGACGGGGGGTATCGAGCATGTTGCGCATTCAAGCCATTTAAAAGTTACCGGTATGATACATTTAATGATTGGTGGTCTGGCCCAGAAATGACTAATTTACGATCAGATCTTAGTGGAGACAAGTTGCCCTCACAGTGTATATCATGTACAAATAACGAAAAACTACAGGGTCATAGTTATCGTATGGATATATTACCTGCACCTATTAGTAAATTTCCTGATAGATATCAGCTGAATTTGAGTAATTTATGCAATTTAGCCTGCTGGAGTTGTGACGAGAGTCGTAGCTCCAGGATTCAGGATGACAAAAAGAGAATTAATATCAGTGTATACCCACTGGACACCACTGACCCATTACTGGCACTGAGAGAAACAATAATTGAAAGTTATAATCATCATGATACCATACTGTTAGGTCTACTGGGCGGCGAACCCACTATCAACAAGAAAATTATTTCTTTTTTGTATGAACTAGTGGAGTTGGGACTACATCAGCGTACTTGGTTAGAGGTCACAACCAATTGCCATACTATAAGCAAAGAATTTAAAAAATTACTCACTGATTATAAATGGGGTCACCTGTCATTGATTGCCAGCCTGGACCAGGTGGATGAGAAAATTTCTTGGACCAGGTACGGTGCTGATTGGGGAAATGCAGTTAAAAATTTAAATTTTTACAAAACAGTGATTAACTACCTGCAGGCACATATTACAATAAGTGTATTTAATTCCATGTATTTTCCTGACATTGTTCAATACTTTGCCGGGCAGGATATTAAGATTAGTTATTCAATACTCGAATACCCAGCATATATGTCACCAGTACACTGGGACGGAGATACTGCTATTTTCGGAGACAAGGCCAGTTATGATGCATGCGGCATGGGAGCAGTGTTTGCGGCCTATGGTTCCAATGTAATTCCCGGATCCAAGCAAAAATTAGCAGAGTATATTGCCCCATTACAAGAGATTCGACCAATTAAATTAATTGATGTTGACCCAGTATTATATCAATTAATATTCAACTAATACACTGCACAGGTAGGAATTGCTGCAAAATTTGCAGCAATTTCATGACCTACGCCAGTGATTAATGCTCTTTTTTGCTATTTGCGTATTCAACACATGCAGCACTGGATGGATTGGCTTTGCATTCTGCCTGGAATTTTTTAAACTGCACCTGTTCTGGTGATTCATTGAAACCCGAGCATGCTGCTAAACCCAGGGTGGCCGTGGCCATGACTGCGACGATAATTGCTTTGTACATAATTTTTCCTTGTTTAAACGCATGTATGTAACATGCTATCAGTATTTATACTAACTGTATAATCACTGCGCAATTGCACTAAATTGTGCATGTACTGGCGGGCGACCTGGGACTTGAACCCAGACAAACGGTGTTGGAGACCGTGATCCTGCCAATTAGATGAATCACCCTGAAGTTTGGTGAAAAATAATGGAATCGAACCATCACCCCTTGCAGAGTGGAACAACTTTCCAAGTTGCCGGAGCCCCAGGCTCTCTATCTTTCGGAGGAATATAATAGAATCGAACTATCACCGTTTCACCAGTGGCACGGTATTCAAAGCCGTCTAACGCCCAGCGTTGCTATATTCCATATATGGTTGCGGGTGAGGGATTCGAACCCCCGATGATCCTAGCTTATGAGACTGGATTGTTGGCCACACTACCCGCGTAATTTTAAATACTTTCCAGGAGTCCTGGTGCCAGGACCTCTGCTGACTGGTTACACTGAACCTGGCCCATGAGTAATATATTTGGCTGGCAAACCTGGGCTCGAACCAGGGACATTTCGGTTAATAACCGAACGCTCTACCAACTGAGCTATGTGCCAATATTCTTATCTAATAACAACCTTTTGTATTTAATATTCTTTCCTCTATGTGTCGGAGTTTGTGAATGACAGTTAGGGCAAAGTATTCTTAAATTTTCAATTTTGTTATTCTTACTATTTCCGTCTTTGTGGTCTAGTTCTAGACTTAGCGGCTTTCCGTTATATGTATTACCTGTACCACATTCTTCGCAGATGTAGTTTCGTTCATGCAATAGTCTTTTACGAACTGACGGATGACTCATTTCCTCGTAGGGCTTACTCCACTCCCTCATCCTATTTGCCTGTTGTACTTGTTTTTGATGATGATCAAAGTCGTATAACCCCATCTTTTCTTTATGGAGTTCTTTTCTTTCATCTGCATTATACTGTGACCAAAATGATAACGATTTATTTCGTTTTTTTTCTTTGGCCTCCGTGGTAAATATTCTGCTATTGGCACAACTTCTACAACAGTATTTTCCAGACTTTTCGTGTCCCGCATTGCACTTAGGGCAAATTTTCATATGGTAATCCAACGTGTTTATGCAGCTGGTGCATGCTGATCAAAATATCTAGATCTGAGAATAAACTAAATTTGTTAGGGCTAACAAAACTTGGTGGGCTAGTGCAGAATCTAACTGCCTAAACTGTCATGTCATAACAGCATGAACACAGTTCATGTCAAGCCTAAAAACTGGAGCGGACTAGGATGATCGAAATCCTCTGTTCCGGCTTGGAAGGCCAGATGTACTCCTTTGACAGTCCGCATAACCTGGTACCAGTGGAAAGAATCAAACTTTCGTAGATCGATTATCAGTCGATTATTCTATCATTGAATTACACTGGTAATATTATTGTAGCACTCTATCTCCTGGCACAATGTGCAAAATAACAAAATTGGCGCATATGGAGATCATTTCAATCGTCTGTCGCCCACGTAAGGCTCCCTCAATCTTCGGGCTCATATACAAAACTTGATTGGGAACACAGGTATTACACCGTGTTGCTCCATGATTCAATGGCTCCCTTGACTCGGCTCGAACCCAGCTAGTCTTTCGTGTAGTTCCAACAGTTTCCACCTACTATGTAGGCAGGGAGGTTTAAGGGTCCGCCTAAGACCGTTGCCTTAGACCGGACTAGGCAATTCCCCAATAGAACTGATTTCCCAACGTATTGCAAGATCTTTATTATAATTCTGTGTTCTATTCTTTCTTCTATTTTCCATAGCAGGAAGATATTGCAAATTGTCTTGGTGATGAGCACCGCCTTCGGCTAGTGCAATTATATGATCAACTTCATATCCTTTAGGACATCTTTCGTATATCTTGTTAATAAGTTTACGATCAGTACTAGGTAAAGTTGCACTATATTTCCTAGCCCTATATGCTTGTACTGCCGAAACATTTTTCGCTTTCTTCTCCTGCTCAGTATACACTTTCTTTTCTTTTACAATTTTAGGAGGCTTTTCCTTCTTCAATCGTTTGGGTCGAATCGTATTGTTACAAGTAGCAGAACAAGATTGAGAACAAAAAGTTGTTCTATTTACGGTCGGATTAAACAACTTACTACATTGTTTACATCCAATTAACTTTGATTGATATTGATCCAAATACTGGTACGGCATTATTTTTCTAGTAATCAAACAAGAACAAACTATTTTTTTAGATTTGCCCTGTGATCCTCCGTGCATCCTTTTGTGCCCAGTTAGTGCCATAATACTGGCAAAAGATTTACTACATTCTATACATTTATACATATAGATATTTATCAATGGCTCCACGACTAGGACTCGAACCCAGCTAGTCTTTCGACACAGATTAACAGTCTGCTGCCACACCCGGCGGCTCTCGTGGAATAAAACTAAATTTATGGTGTGCTCTACCAACTGAGCTACAAGGGAATAAATTTGGTATCTCTAGCGAATCCTGACATCGCATCGCCGACGTGAAAGGCCGGTGTTCTTCCTTTAAACTATAGAGATTTTTTCTTTTGCTGGATCATAGGTCACATGTAGTTGGCCACGGGTAACGCTCCCATCTTGCCAGTTTTGCAGACTAGTGCCTAACTTCTCCGTCAGGCCAACTATATGTGTCACGATGATTGTGGTGCCCCTCGACAGAATCAAACTGCCGATACCTGATTACAAAACAGGTGTTATATCACTTAACTAGAGGGGCAAAAATGTGGTATCTCTACCAGGACTCGAACCTGGATTACCGGTTTCGAAGACGGGTAGTCTGATCCATTGACGTATAGAGATCAAATAACAGTATGTATCTTAAATATGGTGGAGAGTATAGGAGTCGAACCTATCCACCGGTTGCCCAGTGATGGATTAGCAATCCATTGCCTTGCCGCTCGGCCAACTCTCCATAAAACGCAGCAGATACTAACGGCGATACTTCTTCCCACCTGGGATCAAATACCAGTATCTGCTCTTATCCTTTTAACTTGCATTATCAATATTTCATTTAGCATGTTAAAATATACTGTTATTCCCATGAATCAAACTCCATGGTGCGTGACATGCCAGTAGTGATACCGACTCAGGAAATATACGTTAACATGCGAACTCATTGGGGGTAGATTTGCAACTACCATCTATCCCTACTAGAGGATATGTCTTGACTATTGGACCACCCGAGTTCCACGGGTCATGACTCCCGCAAATAATACCAGAGTTATTAATTCTGGTAATTATATTCAACGCTGCACTGATGGCGTGGGACAGTTTCAGGGTCCGACGGCCAATGGCGTTGAATATAACCCCTTGTACCATACAAGGTAGTTACTATTAGTTGTTAAAGAACCTGCCAAATAACACGATGGTTAGTTGGTATGCATACATTATAGCATTAAACCTAATATAAGTAAAGCATTATTTAAAACAATTTGGGGGATCCTCAAATTGATTAGTTCAAATACCTGTTGGTTACTTATCGTGTTGCTTTCCTGCTGCCATGTGTTTATTATAACTTAAATTTAATTAACTGTCGAATACAGTGCCCTGGTGGAAAACTTGGGGGTGGCCACTGAGAATTGAACTCAGATAAGCGGAATCACAATCCACGACTTTGCCATTAAGTTATGGCCACACCCAAGTTCTCATCACGTTGGTGCCCCTCGACAGAATCGAACTGCCGATGCCTGATTACTAAACAGGAGTTATACCATTTAACTAGAGGGGCTGTATTTGTCGGAAGACCACTGACTCAAACCGCAAAGTCATTTAACTGACCAAGGGCCCAGCAAGTCACTTCAATACTGTTACGGGAGTCTTCCATTGTAGTATTTAGTTTGGTCCACTGAGCAATGATTATTTTTAATTCATGTCAGTGGTAATCAACCTAGATTAATACTGCGACAGGTGTGAACCCAGTTCTTGACAGGATCCACAGCCCACGTAAAAATTGGCAGAGGGTGCAAGAATCGAACTTGCAACAGCGGAATCAAAATCCGCGGTTATACCATTTAACTAACCCCCAGTATAATGCTTAAAAAACCTGTTGCATTGTGGTCCTTCCACTCCAGCCTATGCAGGCATACCGCAGTACACTGATCATTTCGTCTGCAATACATCCCGGGTTACGCCGGTCCGGTAATGACTTGGTGGAGAATATCAGTTTCGAACTGATCACCTACGAATTGCAAATCCGTCGCTCTCCCAAATGAGCTAATTCCCCGAAACTTGCGACCTTTATACCACCCATCTGGGATGGAAAGATCTGATTTTATTTTTTTATTTTCAATACCATTTGTAATCCATATAGTACCAAATTGAGAATTTTTAATACCTCGATTATTACTGTTTGCTTCTCCTATTTTTTTCTTAGATTCGGGAGAATGATTCTTACCAGTAAAAGTATCGTATTTGATAAGACCAGCCTTGTGTGCTGCTTTGAGATTTGCAGCAGAAACATCTTTTAATTTTTTATCTAGAATTGGGTCAGATTTTCTTAACTCATTAGTTCTGATTGCTCCTAATTTGCCGTGCTCAGAGTTCATTGCTAGCCCTCTTGAGTTAATGTAATCAAATCCGCCAGAGCCACCTCTCTTTAAATTATATGTATTTTCATCAGATAAAAAATCGTCATTTACGATTTCTGCTTCTTTACTATACATATCTTTAGCGTTGTCAAATTCAAATAGAATTTCTTTTGTAAACTTATCTAAGCCGTGCTTTTTAATAGCATAATTTAGATATTTACCAGACCCCATATACTTGTCATTTTTATTTTTGGTCCTATGGGAACCTATATAAATTTTGTTGTTAACAATATTGGTTATTTTGTAAATTAAATAAAACATAAGTATCTTAATAGTTCTTCTTATGTTTATTTATATAGTTCGACGCTAAAAGCGCAAACTCAAGGGCACCGTGAACGGGAATCGAACCCGCCTACAACACATGGACAGTGTGTGGCTCTCCCAGAGAGCTATCACGGTGTATAAAACTGGTGTGGGTAACTGGACTCGAACCAGCATGCACCAGGCGGTAGATTTTAAGTCTACTGGGTCTAACCAATTTCTCCATACCCACTGATAATATTTGGTGCGGGGTAGGAGAATCGAGCTCCTGACATCACATTGGCAATGTGATATTTTACCATTAAACTAACCACGCTGATCCTGGTCTCCGTGGCAGGAATCAAACCTGCGCTACTGCGTCCCAAACGCAGAGTGATGTCATTTCACTACACGGAGATAACTGGTGCATTCTGAGAATTTTGAAATCTCGACCTTCGCCATGTAACGGCGCTGCTCCGCCTCTGAGCTAAGAATGCAATATATGGAGCATCTGGAGAGAATCGAACTCTCAACTGAGGATTGGAAATCCGCTGTTTGACCATTAAACTACAGATGCACTGGTGGAGATGTGTGGTTTCGATCCACTCCCGATAAAAGACGAGTTTTACAGACTCGTTGCTGAAGCCATCAGCTTTCCATCTCCAATAAACTTTGGTGGTCTGGGGGAGATTCGAACTCTCTTCTTTCTATCTTATGAAGATAGCGTATTTCCCATAATACTACCTGACCATTATTTTAAAACACACTGATACAAATATGTTTTAAAATAACCAGTCGCTGTGAAGCAGCAACTGATTATGTTAGGGTTTTACCCTAACCTGGTTCTGACTCTTCATGTTATCAGCATGAATTTTATGCCCCAGATACGCCCGTTTACAACATATTTAGAGTGCGGTGTTATCCCTGGGGATGGTCCTCGTTACCCACGCACTTTTTCACTTCATGCAAGACGCAAATTTTCCAGACGCTGGGCGCCCAAACTGTACTGCTTCGTCCGATCTAACTTTTCCTGTAACATGCGGTTAAGCTGTTCCTGTGTTAGCGTGAACTGTGAAGTCCATTGCTCTTGCTGTTTAATTTTCTTACTAATCTTGTTATTCCTTGTGGAACACATGAAAAAACCCTAGGACTTGTTTAGTGCTAGGGTTCTTAAAGTTTATGGAAATGTTTAACCATCCCATCCTTCTCGAACCCTGACACTATAACTTCTGCCATTAATGGTATTATCAATTACCGGGGTAGATTCCGCCGCAAGACCCATACCTTCTGATTGCCATAACGGCATGCATGCATGTGGTTGCTGTGAATTCTTAATGACTGTAAAGTTTTTCATAATGTGTTACTATATTTATTTATCTTTTCTTTTAAATATCTATGAATATACAGCAAAATTGCCGTGTTATTCACTGTTATCATTAGTATAAGTTAAATTTAATTAACTGTCAACTTGCTGGTGACCTTTAATCATCCCATCCTTCTAATTGTTGCATATATTTACCAATCAAAAATTATTTTGTACTTACTTGCGTTAATACCTAATTATTTATTCTATATTATAAGTTAAATTTATTTAACTGTCAAATATTTATTAGCTTGTATAAATGTTAAAAACAATTGAATATCAGTATAGTTTAAATATAATTATTAGTCAAACTATCCAGTAATTATATTTAAGCCCTGGTCCGGTGTATAGGAATCGAACCTACATTGGCTCTTTAGGAGAAAGCTGTCCTGTCCATTGAACGAACACCGGATATAACAGTTGTTTTTTCTGTCCATGTGTTTATTCTATATGAAATTGCATTATGTGTCAATGGTTTTATTGGTTTGATACACTAAATTTATTTCGTCCAGTGACATGGCTTGCCAGCTGTGATCTCTGTACATTTGCAGCATGTTGGGCTCTGGTGGTTTGCCCGCCGGGGGTTGCACACCCCTGACCATTAGATTTTCTTTCATGTATTCTTCTAGACCATGGAAGTCGTATGAATCAATTACCTCTGGCCAGTGTGCTGCCCGTACTGCACGGTATGAGTTAACCCAGTTTGTATCCAGTGTGCCCATCCCAGAATTTTTAAATATATGCTTGATCAGTTGTGCCTGAACTGCCATGTGCCCAGTTAAAAAAGTATCCAACTGCCCAGTCAACTCCCAGTGGGCAAAGGAAGTAAACCACTGTAAATTTGGTTGAGCGGCCATGTATTCTGGATGTATTTTTCTCAATTGATCCAAATTAAAGTTATCGCTGATGCCAGTGGTGTCCAGTAATTGCTGTAGAATATCCGGAAAGTTTGAAGACACCACATCCAACGCAGATAGTTGTATAAACGAATGTTTGAGATCCACTGAGTGACTGTCTGCATATGTGCTGGTGTCCACCTCGTGCGGCTGGCATTCATGTCGCAGGTTAACCCATGCAGTCCGATGGTCCAACCTATCCTGTAATTGATCCAGTGCCACTGGGGTTTTTAATCCTAGTAGATTCGCATGTCGCACAATTAAATTTCTCAGTAGTAGGCTGTGAGTACAGTTGAAAAAATCTATTGATTTGATGTCATCACGGTCCTGATCAGATAACCGAACCTGTGATCCATACTTGAGATTCAGTGTGGCAGCTAAAAAAGTTGGCCATTTGGTCACGCAATTAATATTTAGATACGACTCCAAAATTGGGTCATTGTTCGCATGCAACACGATACACACAGCAGTTGGGTCCCTGGACCACACACTGATAAAATCCTTGATATTTGACGGTTCATCACTCATGTTGCATACATAGCACCGGCGATCATCAATTCCCAGCTGATTATAGTGTTGCCATATGAAGTTTTCATCCAGTCCCTGATGAGTGGGTGCACGTACATGTAAATGACTGGTCCCAACTCCTCCATGTGATATGGAATTGGTGGTATTCACTGGATTTTTCACTGTGGTGCCAGCACTATGATAATCAGATATGGATAATGCCCAGGTTATATAAGAACCATGATAGCCTGGCGGATAGAACAGATATACGTTTTTTTTCTGCATGAGTAAATATTACCTGGCGGCCCGGCCCACTGTGGGTTTCTGATCACCGCCCTTGAAATTGGACTTGGCCAGTTTACCAGCCTTGCTCTGCACGTCGTCACCAGTCACACTGCCACCAGTGAGTGACTTGGGTATGGCTTTTTCTCTGGCCGCAGCATCCTTGGCCATGGACTTGTCAGCGGCAGCGGCGGCATTTGCTCCACCAGTGGTGTCAATAATTTCAATCTGAGGGTAGGGTAGTCTCTTGTCTGCGATACTGGTCAGATACACTGTGCTGGCATGCAATCGTAATCCAGATGCCAGCAGCTCGTCAGCTTCTTTAAAATACACGCTCATGATACTGCTGGGCTTGATACCAATGTACAGTACTCCCTCGTCTTTTTTCTTACTCATGTAATAATTAAAACTAGCCTGGGCATACTGCTGTAGTGCCTCGTTTACATTACCAGATTTCATGGCGGCAGCAATACCTTCACCAGCACTGGCTGCGCTGAAGCCACCGGAATTAGTACCACCAAATATAATGGTGATTAGATTCTGTATCTGCTTGATGAACTCCTCAGCTACTGGGCGGTTTTCCTCCTGCATGGTTAAATAAAATGCAATAGCGCCCTGGATACTCACCCCGCTTTTTACCACATCAAATCCATTGCTTTTGAGCAGCTGATTTACATCGCGAGCGGCTTGTTCAAATCCAGGACCAGCGCCCACTTCCTGATCAGTAAATCTACCAGCACCGCCATCAGTTGTCTTGACCTCAATTGCCCGGCCGCTGATATCCAGATCGCCCTTGCCCACCTGTTTGGTTATGGACTTGCTGAGCACACTGAGACCAAACTCACCTTTGCCCTGTCCCAGCGCAGAAATACGCATCATATCGTCCACGAATTCCTTGATGGCAGGATTGGTCTTGTAGCTGGTAATCACATCACCAAAGTCATTTTTTCCCTGCCCCAACAGAATCTCCTGCTTGACCAGTTTATCCTCTCGCCAGAGCTGAAATAGTTCTGCACGATCAGCTGGGGTCATCTCTATACTCAACAGGTATCTGGAAATCTCCTTGTGCGCTGCTGTCACAGTGGGATCATTAATCTTCTGTAACTCACCATTGATGATGCCAATCTTTCCGCCAGCATTCACATTGGAGAGTAGATCTTCAATTTCAGCCAGTGCCCGTGCGGTGTTGTCTCCAGCTGGTAGCTTCTTGATTTTGGCCGCCAGTAGAGTTTTGAGTTCTAAGAATTCCGCAGGCCCTGCTGCTAAGCTGGCCTCCAGTAGTGTGAGTTTGTTTAGTATATCGCGCATGTGGTATTTATTCCCTGATACGGTAGAAGTCCTTGTCCAGCCAAGTGGTAATTATATCCTCCTGCCTGACATAGCTGTGTTTGTTGATGCTGTTTTTCATGGAGTCATTGATCAGATTTTTATCAGCCAGATCAAACCAGCTGGTGGTCTTTGGGTCCAGAGGTTCCGAGCTTTTATAAACTGCCGCATACAGCCAGGGATCATTGGCATTCTTGTAGAAATAGGCATCTTTACAGTCAAAACCGCTGGTGGCCAGCATGTAAATCAGTGTGGCTATGTTATGGTTGTAATATACCCCACTGTAGGAATTATTCTGGAATCTGTTGTACTGATAGTGCATGTTCTGCGGAATACTCAGTATCAGCATACCGTTGGTGTTCATCTGACGATTCCAGGTAGCCAGTGTCTGCAGGGGATTAATGGCATAATTAAAGGAATCATGACTCCACATCAGATCCACCTTGCGCGGCAGCAGTCCTGGCTGCTCAAAATCACCCTGAATGAATTTTACATTGGGCAGGTCAGTGACGAATTTATCTATACCGCTGATGTTCTGATCCAGACCATATACAGTAAAGTCCCGGTCTTCAGGCGGGTCGTCCCTGGTGCGCAGGGTGGCCCACCATTCCACATCCTGCCCTGCACCGCATCCCATATCAGCCACTACACTGATACTATCTAAAAAACTATCATATCCATACAATAGATCCAGTATTTGTCTGCTATGATCGTGACTGTCGTAAGCGTTTTTAAATGCCATGTGTTAATATCTCCATAGTGGTATTTTCTTTTAGTTGTTTGAGGTGAGGTGACAACTGATCACAGGCATCAATGATGTCCGTGTAGCTGTCACTCCAGTCTCTTAGCGTATTTAGTTTTACAGCAAAAGTACGACACCGGGCACGTACCAGTGCCAGGCTCAGACCCGGTTTGTTTAATGCAGCATCAGCACAGGTGTAATACTCCAGCAACATGATGCTGGCCCTGCGTCTGGCTGAAGCCAGAGTCATGAAGTCGCTCTGATCATGCAGATATCTCCAACACAAAAATTATAGATAGCAATATTCATCATATTATTTATAAAACTAGTTTTATCAGTGGAAGGATCATATAGTCAAACATGTTAAATAGATACGTCAGACATGCCCGCAGTACGTAATCTAACCACATGCCCTAGCATGAAGTTCTTGGATTCCAGCCCCTTGAGCACCCCCATCCACTTGTTGCGAACCAGAGCTACTTCATTTATCAGTGTCTCGTAATCAACTACTTCGTCTTCGCCATCCACATACTTTTCAGCGTCCCTGCTACTCAGTGCCCGAGCATACCCTTCCAGGTAGGTCTTGAAATGTTTGCGTCTGATGCGCCGCAGCTGAATGTTCATGTAGTTGAGCACTGCCTCCACTTCCTGCAACTGATTGAACCTGTGTTCAGTGATACCTGGCAGCCTGGATGCATTTCTCTCCAGATTTCCATTGACCGACAACTCGTGTTTGGCGTCCTGAAGTTCATTCTCGTAATAATTGATAAAATCCGGCAAACATGTGAGGTCAGCAGTAACTTTATTGTACCACATGATTAGTCCTCGTATCCTGAGTCCAAATCTTCGTCGACGTCATCCTCAGGAGCGTACTCACGATAGGCCCTGCCCAGGTATGCGTCAGTACTAGCCAGTGTTTTGATATCATCATCCTCCAGTATTTCAACCATGATACTGATCAGATTGTCTGCTGCCTCCTGCCGGTCCTTGCCGGGTATATATTGCTTTAGAATGGTGTAAGCCTCTATCATGGTCTCAATTTCAATGTTCATCTGATGTCCTGTGTTCTGATTATTTTACTATTATGCAGTAATACTGACGAAAGGTCAACCAGTGTGACCCAGTTGACCTTTCCTACAATTATGTGTACTTACTCTACTGTTTCTTCAATTGAGTCAACAACTACATCAGCCATGGCCAATGGTGCACGTTCCACTGGTGGACGAGCCGTGTATTCAGCCATGGCACGATCCAAGCAGCCATCATCATTTTGTTCCCAACCTTTGCGGAACTTCTTGATACTGGTGCCATCTGCAAAGCTGAATACCAGGCTATTACCTTCCTTGGCCAACAGTTTCTTGGACTCAAACATATCAGTGAGCCCTGAGTAAGGACTCATACCTGTCTCGTATGGAATTTCGACCTGCACACTCTCAAAAGGCTTGGCGTATCGCGTCTTCATGATCTTGCAGGATGCACGAATACCATTGACAGTGGTGGTCTTGTTACCGTCTGCGTCAGTTTTTAATTTAAGCTTGCGCATGGCCACCACGATGCTGCTGGCATAGATAAATCCCTGTCCACCACTGATCTTGTCATCAGGATCAAACATATCCTGGCTGGCATATGTGTGATTGGTTACCACCATGCCCAGGTTCAAACTGCCAAACATGTTTACACAGTTACGCACCAGGCTGGTCAGTGCCTTGGGCTTACGACCCATATCACCCTTCATATCGCCAGCCTCAAATTGTTTAACATCAGTGGGAGTAAGTAACATACCCAGACTGTCAATAATGAACAACACCTTGGGGCGGCTATCCTCGGGCATGGTCTTGTACTCTTTGACAAATTCACTGATTAATTTAGCCACATCATCGATCATGGCCAAATTCAGTTTAAGCAACTTCTCCTCACTGGTGTCCACCCCCAGTGCATGCAGCCATTTCTCATCCAGTGCATTTTCAGTATCGATCAGGATTGGAAAGATATCATTGGCCTGCGCATTTTTTACCAGATTACCAGAACAAATATAACTCTTGCCTGCACCTGACTCTCCAGCAAATACAGTTACTTTGCCCAGCGGGACACCTTTGGTAAATGATCCACTGATCAGATAGTTCAATGCATAGTTGTTGGTGCTGATCCAGTCAGTAGGATCACTGAATCCAGCTGATAACCCTTCAATGCTCTTGGTGATTGTCTTGCGAAATTTTGATACGTCAAATGGGCGTCCGGCCATGATTATTTTCCTTTTTATTAAGTTGTACTGCTCTTCTTGCTTCAGACCAAGGTTTGCCTTTAAGTGAATTTCCAAGTTTTGCAGCGTGATCTGGCGTTCTCACATACGCCTTCATTTTTTCTTTAGCTTCGTCCGAATGTTTCCACCCGGCTTGTTTTGCTATTTTCTCTTTAGTTTCTGCAGTGTGTTTCATTCCGAAATGGCCATTGGAGTTAAACTTGCCTTTTTTCGTTTTACTCATTTTACTTATTCGGGTTTCCTTTTGCTCCACTGATTCTCCATGTGTTGTTAGAACTTTTTTACCAGTAACTGGGTCGACATAAGCTTTGTTTAATCTTAAAGAATTAAATTTGTGAAGTAATATTAAATGTTGTTCAGCCCAAAAACAACTTTCATAATCATCGTGTCTAGATAATATCTCGACTACAAACATATTAATCCCGTGTTCTTCTATCAATTCTTTGACTTTGCGTGACGAAGAGAAATAATAAATCCACAAATCGTCCTCTGGATTACGGCATTTTCGAACATTCCCAGTTCTTGACCCAAAGTAAAATTGCCCAGTTACTTTGTTTGTTAATTTATATACATAGGATTGATACATAGTTTATGTCCATACCATTTATTTATAAAAACAAAGGGGTTAGTCATATGATAGGGGGAATTAAACTCCCCTATCATATTACTTATTGCGATTTCGAATCATTGCAAGGATGTCTTCGGCACGTTTACCACTAGCCGCTGGTGCCGCTGTGGCTGCTGGTGCTGGTTCAGCTGCTGTGTCAGCAAACGGAGATGATGCGGCTGGGGCGACAGCAACGGGTGCTGGCGCTGGTGCACGCACTGGCACTGATACCCGCACTGATGTTCCTTTATTCTCATCTGACGCTGCCGCCTCATTGTCATTCTTAAAACCGCTAGGTTTGTAGTACTGACCCCACTTGTCACCATCATATGGTTTACCATCCACTGATGCCTCAAACATTTCCTTGAGGATAGCTAGTTCCACTTCACCAGGTTTCTTGGGCAAAAAGCTCTTGAGATCAAATAAACCATACTGGTCAATGGCTGCCATTTCAGCATCATTCAATGCCGTTTCCTTGCGAGACCATACTGACGTACCATAATCACTGTAACCGCCCTTGCTGGTTTTATTTACAATAAAGTCCAGGCCCGACTCAAAGTCAGTGGGCATATTTTCCAATTCTGGATCCATGAGTGCAGCCTTGATCAGATTGTAGATCTGCGGACTGATCACGAATCGACGGATTGGATTCTCTGGAGCTTTGTCGTCAGCCATGGGATTGGCGTGAACAAATCCTTGCATGAGGTATGAACGTTTTTTCCAGTATTTGCGGCCCTGTTCTTCCATGCCAGGATCTTTGAACCATGTGCGTACTTCTGCAAGAATAGGACATGCTGACCCATCATTGTACATTTCCACGCAGGGAACCTGTACTAGTGTGGTCTTACTATCTGACTGACCTTTAATGCCAGCGAATGGCAACCTGATCATGGCTTTTTCAACCCAAAAGTAACTGTTTTTAGTGTCACCGTCTGGTGCAAAGCGTAGTTTGGCACTGCTGCCCTCTGCGATATTCCAGTGTGCATAGATTGCATTGTCACCGGAAAAACTTCCCTTGTTGCCTCCCTTGTTGGAGTCCTGCGCTAAAAGTTTTGCGCGAATTTCTGCTAATGTCATGGCCATGATAATTTCCCTTGTGTATGAAGATGGTCTTTAGTTTTTACCTGGATAAACTGTAATAACTTGTCTACAGTCTAACATGATTATTTATCCAACACAAGAGAAATGGTAAATTATATCTCCCGTATTCTATCATAATTCCACTGCAACACTGGCCGCATGCTGCTGCGTAATTCTGTCAGATCAGACAGGCTCAGCAGAGATATTCTTCTAATTTCCTCCTGAACTGCTCTGAGTCTCAAATAATCGTTCTGGATCAGATCATATGATTCATCTATATAGGGAGAGAATGTTTTGAATCCCTGGCTGCGTAGGAACCCCAAACTGCCAGCGGCGCCAGCCAGTATAAAGGGTGTACCCAGCGCGAAATTTCTCATGGTCTTCTCGGTAAAGAAATGGTTGGAGTTGGAATCAGTCTCGGTGACAATTTCCATGAAATATCCACCGTGCAACTCTTGCATATTACTCAAACTATGCTCCCAATATGTACAATTTTTTTCCGCCGGATTTGCACTCATGGGTAAATTCAATGTGATGGGCAGGGTGGCAGTGGCCCAGATAATCTCATCAGCCAGTGCTGTCAAAACAAACTTACCACCAAAGGTACAGCCTGATAGACAAGGTAATATATCCGCTGGGTCATAATTAAATGACAACCTGGATACTCCACGCATTTGTTCGTGCATGAACTTCATCACCCGCAGACGGTTGGGAGTGGCTCGTGAACACATGGCCAAAAAGTGTGTATCCACAGCCCCCTGCGCCAGTGGATATTCCCGTAGTACATTGGCAGTCATATTTGCCCAAACTGCCCATAAATTATTCACTGACACTGTGGCATTGTTAATTTCAATCAGCCGATCAGAGTTAACTATTACCAGGCAGGTACCTGCTGTCAGCGATAGCTGCTGAATCATTGCCTCAATCAATGATCTACAGCCAGACAATTCAAAATTTACTCCATCCTCAAATATGAAACAAATACTCCTGCCCTGATACAGTTTAGAAAATTCATAAATCATAACACTCACTGGTACGGAGTTGTGATTTCTATCACAAACCTGATCCATATTTACCAACAACCACCCACTGATTGGACAATTAATTGCCATGGCATCAGGGTCAGACTTGCGGAGGGTCTTGGCCGTCCACTGGTCGATCATTGGAGTCACCGGAGTAACTTACTGAACCGCTGCATCCAGACCACTGGGTCAGTATTTTCCATCTGAGGTATAGGTGGTGCGCTGGCAGTTTCAGCTGCTGGTTGCTCCTGAGGTTCAGTGTCTGGTACACTGGGTAACTGTTGTTCCTGATCACTGACTGCCTGATCCTGAATTTCAGCAGCCAGCTGTGCCATGCCATTGTGCTGCATCCAGTTGATGATCAATTGTCTGGCGTCAGCGCCTGGCCCTTCCAGGTCAGCTAGAATAGTTAACTTGTCCATGAGGTCGCCGCTGTCAAACATGGGGGAGATTGCGCCCCTGGCATCTATGGCATCAATGCCCACCTCTATGGGTGCTGACATCAGCTCACGTATGGCATCTTCTTTCTGTCCCTGCTCGTACTCACTCTCAGTGAGGGCATTGGCCCAGGATTCAAATTCTTCCGACAGCTCATCAGATTCACGGTTTCTATCACAATCACGCTGATATGCGCGGTACACATAGGGCAGAGCTGCATCAAGGCGATCATCATATGTGCGGCGCGAAAATCTTTCTCGCAGTGCACCCACATCCACTGACTCATCCATGTCTGGCGCCGGCACAAATGATTCTGAATATCCGCGATACCCACGTGGGTGCCCAATCTTGTGTAATTGTTTCCTGACTTCATGGTAATGTTTTACAGCTGAGCGGGCCATGCTACCAGTGTCCGCATCCTCAAATTGCCGGTGCTTGGCCGCTCTGACAAAATGCACCATGCTGCCCATCTCAGTGACCAGTTCAGTGATACTGCTACCCAGTGCATCGTCCACAGTGCCACCAGCTGCACAATGTTGTGCCATGGCCCTGGCTCCTGAAAGACTACAGTGCGGCAGCAGTCTGCGCTCACCATTTTCATGCTCAATGTATATGGCTTCTATATTTCGACTGCGGTCACCGCGCTTGTCCTCGTCAACATTGGCGCTGTGCTTGATGCGTATGCGCACTGGACCGCAATTTTGAAAGCTATACCTGGCAGATCCACTCATACGGTCCCAGCTCTCGGTCATGGCTACTTCATCACTGACAAAGGTACCGTCTGATTTGGCCTGCTGTTGTATGTCTCTGAGATCCAGTCCGGATTTGTTTATATCACGAGCATCAAATGTCATGAAATTAGACTTGGCAAATTTTCTTAAATCACGTAGAAAGTTGAACCATTCATCCTGGTCTGATTCTTCCAAACCATCAGTGATGTTTTTGCTGTAATAGATCTTGAACCCGTGATTATCAGCTATGTTGATGGTAACATTACCATAGTTTTTCCCCAGGCGGCTCACATAGTCAAAGTTAAAAAAGCGCGCCACTGCGGGATCACTGGTACGTTTGGCAGTTTCGTCGCCCAGGTTGATGTCTTCAAAGCGGCTGCGGATTTTGTCAAATAATCCAGTGGCAATTTGGTCAAGTTCTCTCATGTTTAATCCAGTATATATGTGTATTTAGTGGATTGGCCACTGATGTCTAGTAGGGCGGGGCATTGATTAGTATACGATCCACCCTGGCTTCAGTTACTAGTCCAATCACTGACATGAATAGTAAACTGGCTGCCACCTCGGGATTGGACAACTGAATCTCATCAGCCACTGTCAGATCCTTGAGAATAGTTACCACAGCAGCCTTTTGAGACCCACTGAGCGTGATGTTGTATTGTGCATTGTCTATGCTGATTCTTTCCTGCAGAGTAAACAGCTGACGGAACTGATATTTGGTCACAGTGTCAGTGGACACTGGCCGTGTGCTCTCCAAACGAGGTCGTTCCATATAATCCACAATCTGTGTGAGAGTACTGGGAGTCTGAGTGCCATAGGTACTGGAGGTGATGGTGTTGCTGCTGCCTGATGGTGTTACAAGATGAGTTGCCATTGAATATTCCTGGTTAGCAGTATTTATTCCGTGTGGCGGGACGGGCACTAGTAAGATGACATAATAAAAGGCATGGGCTGTAAATAATCCTGCTCACTGTCCTTCATCAACTCATCTAGGTTGGCATCGTATGCTTGTAGTGCCTGAGTCATACGTATTACCAGCATCAGCGACATCACCAGATCATCAGTTTCACCAATTTTTGCAGCATAGCTACCACCGCTGGCCACAAAATTCTTGAGTTCACTGATTAAATTCTTACTGGCTATTCTAAGTTTTTTATGCTCTATTAAACTCTTGGCCTTGGCGCACACTGCCAGCTTGGTTCGCTGCGTGGTATTGAATCCCTTGCGTCCCCTGCGAGGCTGGCCAGGTTTACTGGGTTCTGACAGAAAAACTCCGTGTATATTCTCTTCCCCAATTTGCTGTATGGTAACCAGCGCCGCCTCGCCCAGAGAGTTATTTTCCACACTATAGTATATGTCAGTATCTGCACCAACTAAATTATAGATGTATTCAGTGACTTCTTTGAGAATAATGACCTGCCGCTGTATGGGAGTTTTGTTATGCTGCCACTCACCCACTTGCATTAGTGATGGTAATTCCAGTATCTGTATGGCAGCAGGGTCACCACCAGTGCCCATGCTGGGGTCCAGTCCCACCATATAGGTGTTACCACGTGCTGGGCGCTTGAACCATCTGACCTGTCCCTGTTTTTCCACTGGGTCGATCCCTGCCATTTCAATCAGCGTAGTGGGTGATATCAGTGTCTCATCAAAAATTAAGAACTCCAACCCATGCTCACGCCTGAATCGTTCATCCCCAATTCTACCACGCTCTGCTGTTGCCCAGGTCTCATCCCGATCTGGGTGCTCTGCCCAGTGTGATATGAATGGGCTGAATCCATTTACCCCCAACTCAGTTGGCATGCCAAATTCATCAATTTTTTTATTTGCCCCCTTCCACAGCAGGGAAAATTGATCTTCGTCGCTATTGGGTGTACTGGTAATAATGCATTTACCACCAGTGCTGAGTGTGGGACTGATGGCAGCCCAAAATTCCTTGGCAATAGTGGGCCTAACAAAGGCAAATTCATCCAGATATAACAGTGATAATGACATACCACGGCCAGTTTTTTCAGTGGTGGCACGTGCTACTATACGACTCTTGTTGTCAAAGTCAATATTTCCCTGATTGTACGCCTCTGTACCAGCTTTAAGCCACATGGGGCACATTTCGTATGCGTATCTGATACGCTGCATGATTTCCTGGGCGCCGCTGTACTGGTGCGCTGCAATTAGAATAGTACTGTCAGGAACAAACATGGCATACCATAGTAAATAGCCACCAGCACTGGTGGTATTGTGGCTGAGTATACCATTGGAGTAGAATCTATGATTCTCGGAATCAACCCCTACATCGTACATATGCTGTGATTCACCAGTCTGTCTAATCATCGATACATTGACTGGGCCTGCATCTGTTATAACCACTGACCCAATGATGAGATCCTTAATAAATACCTCGTCTAGATTGGCATCAAACATAATATGTGTGTCTGCCCCTGATAATTTATAACCGTTGGCCAACTCCAGGTCATAGACTTCATATTTGATGGTTTGTTTTATGTCCACCAATGGAGCCCAACCGGTATCAGTCAAAATGTCCCATTCATTTAATGGAATCACATCAGTGAACTTCCGTTCTATTTGGTCAGAAAGTTTATGCATTCTTGAATCACTTTTTCTTTATTTTGTTTATAGTCAGTTTCCCACACTGTGAGAACTGAGCAAAACTTGCTAGTTGACCCGGTCGCATGGAACTCTGTACCACATCTGCATATTAGCTGCTTATATGCTTTTAATTTCATATCCTGAGATTTCTGGCATAGTAGTCCCGTCTCTTTTTGCTTGGTTAAATTCATAAAATAGTCCTATGGGTAAACTATACTGCTTGCCAGTGATGTTATTGCGTATAGTTATAGTTATACTTTCTGTAAGACATTTCCCCGTTTGACGAGGCATCATTGAGATACTAAATCGGTTGGCATGGTAATTGTCAATCAGCCTATCCTGGAATTCATATGGGTCGTATAACAGCTTGCCCTTGGTGGGATGCTGTATATAAAAGTAAGTGGTCATGAAGTATCGATAACCATCCACTGGGTCACAGCATTTCACAAACTCCACGGTCTGCTCATCAGTCATGCTGATATTCTGATGGGCACGTCTTATAAATTCATTATCGCTCATATTTGACTTATTGTTCCAGGTATTGTATACTTATACATTCATCAGTCAATTATTCCTATACTAATATCATGAGCACCGGCACTCTTCTCCTAAATCGTGATATGCTACCCATATCCATACTCCCACTGAGTGTGATAGATTGGCAACATGCAATGAAGCTGTTCTTTTTGAAGAAAATCGAAATCCTGGAGGTTTACGATAATATACCACTGCGCAGCGAGCATATTACCATGTACGCGCCAGCCGTGGCAGTGACCAAGGATTATTTTAGTCATAAAAAGGCAGTAAAGTTCAGCAGAGCCAATTTGTATCTACGAGACATGTACCAGTGCCAGTACTGCGGTGGTACCTTTGACCACAAACTGCTGACCATTGATCACGTGGTACCGCGCAAGGATGGTGGTGTGACCAATTGGGAAAATTGTGCAAGTTCATGCATTGCCTGCAATGGTAAAAAAGGACATAAATTATGGAAGCCACTGAATGTACCATGCAAGCCAGATTACTATAATCTGGTAAAAAAATGGAAAATCAGGTCAGTGCATATAAATCATCCCAGCTGGAATATATATCTGGGGTTATAACCCAGCATAGTCACTGTCTAAGAAAAACCCCAATTTGGGGTTTTTTATTGATTAATTATTGGGCAGTCCTGGCATATCTCGCCTGGCCCATAACGCAAACCATTCATCAGTGCCTGGCTGTATGTTATTATCACGTTCCAATTTACGTTGCTGGTTAAAGTTGGAAGTCAGTGGGCTGGTAGAACCGTCACTTTGCTCACTGGAATTCATTGAAGACTCAACTATACCTGCCAGCTTACGTATGCGTGATAAGTCAGCTGTATCCATCACTGCATCATCAGTGGCGCCATCGTCACCGGATATAACAAAGTTTTCAGTGGTGTATCTGTATTGCTTCATTTATTTTTCCGTTTGACTGGGCCCTTGGGCTGCATGGGACTCTGTTTGTATATATCAGTATGCTCCTGACTCTTGGACCAGGGAGAGATTTCTTTGGATTCAGTGGGGATAGTTGCTTCAGCCTGACGGAACATATTATATTCTGCCTCAGTATATGGATGCTGAACATTATACTTTTCCACCCAGCTGGCAGAATCCATATCCACTGGCCCATTGCCATTACCATCTGCCATGGCAGTGGCCATCCACATACGGTTCATATGATAAAAGCGATCATATCCACCAACGTCGCGGGAGATTACTATCCCGCCAGGCTGAGTTGCCAGATGCTCAGGGCGCATGACCCCAACGCCCTCTGAAATGATCTCATTTATTTTCATTTTTTAATTTTCATTGAGCTGTACTGCTGCATGAGCTTGCGGCCCATGGCATCCATATCCTCAGCCATGGGGTTGGCTGCACGATTTGAAGTGCGTGGGTCCTGATGCTTGCGGCGATTCATATCATCGCCCTGCATAAACTGTGTACCCATGGTCTGGGTTACCGGAGCTGGCTCATTGGCATAGTTCTCGTCAGCCTCGCCCATATAATCTTCATCATCACCCATGCAGGCCATGTCTGAATCGTCACCTGATCCGCCGCGAGCCATGATTATTGTACCCTGAGCTCGTTCGGCAGACTGACTTTGTCCCATCCCTGCCATTTTAAGCATCTGCAACAGGCTCTCAGCAGCCGCACCATCAGCAGTGATACTCACTGACTTTTTACCATCACGGCTGTTATAGTTGGTGTTGATGCTAACCCCATCCTGCTCCTGATCAGAACCTAACACACTCATGTCTTCAGACAGATCCCTGCCTTCCATGGCATGTGTTGATCCCATGCCGGCCAGTTCACGTAACTTGGCCAGTTCTCTATCTGAGCTACTACGTGCTGCTAATTTTGCACTATTCCCGCCCATGTTACGCAGGTCGCTCATACTATCTGATCGTGGGCCAGTAACCTGTGCCACTGTAAGCGGAGCTGCACCAGCTGCGCGTCGCTGAACTGCCGGAACATCCATAGGGTTCACTGGGCTTTCATCCATTTCCTTGGCTGGTGTATTGCCGCCAAGTACTGCTGGAAGATCTTGGCCAAATTTTTCACATACCCATTTGTAGGGGTCACCAGTTCGTGCTCTGGCTATACCATAGGGCATCTCGCCGTTGTCCATGTAAAATTCATGTAGCATCTGATACAGATCCTGATCCAGCTCACCAGTGGACATGAAGTTCTTTACTTCATGCTTGAACTTCTGGATAATGGATTCCAGATTATGCTGTCCGGCTTCCAGTGTCATGCCTTCACCAATGTAGTCTTTGAGTGAACGTAATGCACTGGCGTGGCTGCCTTCGTTTGATTTGATCTTGTTCACTCTCTCAGCTTCAGTACCCTTGTCGCTCAGACGATTCTTGGTTACTTTACCCTTCCAGGCTGGTAATTTGATATCACTGCTGGGAACACCAAAGTGTGCCCATTCTGGCTTGTTGCCATAACCGTCAGCGTTACTGACCTTGTTGTCCTTTTTAGGACGCCCACGGCCCACGCCTGCTGCTTTGTTTGCTGAAATCTTGGCCTGTCGCTCATCATAGCCAGCCTTCTTGGGACGGCCGCGGCCACGTGTAATCTGGTTAGCAGGCGCAGCCTGGTTGGCGCCGCTGCCCTTGACATTATCCACATAGCTGGTACCATAGCTGCCACGGTTTATACGTCCAGTGGCAGTGTCGGATGCGACCTCGTCCAGCTCAGTGTCATAACCGTTGTCGAGATCAGTGTCATCGCTGGCATCTGCATTAAGTGCAACCTGTCGCACCTCAGGCCACATGTGTTCCGGCACATACATGATACCAGATTTCTCGTCGCGAGTAATATACTCACCAAAACGATCCACCACCGCGTCGTACACATCTGCACCGTTGACAGTGAATCCCACTGTATCATCAGATCCATAATGGTGTATTTGCACTGCCTGGCCAGTATTACCACTGGAATTATCCAGTTCTTCGGACATGGGGGTATCACTATCATTCCCGGCGTTTGCCCGTATAAATTCCTCAGCAGCATCCTGCGTACCAAACGGACCATCCACCTTGGAGTTATTACCGTAATCCGCAGGCATGCGTGACATCACATCCTCCGGGGTCAATTTGCTTGAATAATTGGTGCCCCATTTGTAGGGCTCCCTTCCGCTGATTTGTTCCTCACGCCATTTACCATTATCAACAGTGAGCATACCAATGAATGGACCAGTTTCAGGATTCATGACAACCACATAAAACTCGCCCGACTGCTCATCACCGTCATCGGTTTTAGCGTAGGAGTCGTAGAACTCATTCAGGCGCCGATGCACTCTTTTGACTCCTGTGACAATACTACCACGTGACTCTACATTTTCGTATATGGTTTTGGCTGCTGATTTACTTTTTACAGTATCCTGCTCAGCATGCTTGTTGTTGATTGCAGTAAATGCATTGCGAATGTTGTGAAAACTATTATCCATTTTATTTTTTACCTTTAAAGGGGGAAGTTATTTTATTTTGTTGAGTCATTGGACCCTGCGTGTCTTTACTGGGAGCAGATACCTTAACCATTGATGTAGCTGGAGCGGCAAATTCATGCTTGAGTGAAATCAGTTGTTTGAGAAAGCTGTCAGTTCGTGCCTGCCCAACCAGCTGCTGTGCGTCTGCATCAGCCACCAGTTCTGGTTCTGACAGATAAGCGCCCTGATGATCCTGTCCTAGGTTCTCAGCAGCCTGCTTGAAATCGTCTTCGTGAGTATAATACACACAAATACAATCCGGTGGCAGGGCACAGCGTTCCCTGATTACCTGGCGCAACTGAGCAGTGGTAACTGGATAGTTCACTGTAACTTCAAACGTCCAGCACTCGCAAGGGCCGTATTTGGGGAAATCCCCATGTTCCTGCACTGGCATACTTTTTAGTGCACTGATACTTTCCAGCTCATATGTGTCAATGGCGTCCTTGATACGAGCCATATGATCTTTTGGGTTGTCGCCACAGATTTTGACCCTGAAGTCATACTTTTTATTTAATTCTGCAATGTACTGTTGGAAGGGTTTCATTGATTATTCCTATATGTCTTATTTATTCATTTTATTCATTTTATTCATTTCAATGATTTGTAGTAGCAGTTCATTACGGTCAACCACAGTGGCCTGACCAGTGATTGCAGTAGCAGAGTCACCCACTGGGGATTTATTATCCTTGGCAATCTGATGATCTAACTTTGCCTTGGTCAGCTGCAACTGTATCATTTTTAATTTTTTGTCCAACTTGGCTGTTTTGGCGGTGATTGCGTGTCCAATCATCACACTGGCTGTTTGAAACACTGGCCCGCTGAAACGGGGATCCATATTCATTCCCAGTGCCAGTAGATCATCAGCATGTCGTTTGGCGAAGTCGGCCAGCTCATCCAACTCACCGTCACCATAATCCAGGTTCTTCACACCAGGCAGCGCCGCATCTATCTTGTCCATGGCCGCTGCGGCCTCACTGATAAGTTCACGAGTACGATCAATATCATCTGTGGCTGGTAATGCATGCTGTGCTGCATATACTGCCTGTTCAGGTGTCACATCATCAGTGAAGTCAGGAAGATCAAATAATTCAGAAAGCTTTTTTGTCATAATGATATTTATTTGGATTTTCCCTGATGGAAAATGTCCTTTTCATTGATCACCCGAAATACCATGTTATGTGCTCTGCAAAACGCTCTGGCAGCTTCCCATTTGGCCATGTTCAACACCACAGCTGCCTTGTCACGAATACTTTTGGCTGCCTCCATGGACATCTCCTTGCTGGGCTTGATCTCTATCAGTTCCACATGTTGTTTGCCGCGTGCATCTGCGTATACTATTAGAAAGTCTGGTACATAGATTGTATTTTTCCCAGTCAGTGGGTTTCTATAATTTATATGTATGGACTCACTGGACCATTGTAGTATGGCTGGGTTATTATCACAAAATGTCATGAACATGAATTCCCAGGAGCTACGAAAGGTGGGACTTTTATTTCCCACATACTTTTCTGTATTTTTAATCTGGAATTTCCCCTGAGCATATTTACTCATGCTAGTATAGCTCTGGTAATATATTTGTTGGTTATGGGCTGATTGTTTATTCCCAAATAACTGGTACCCTTGCGCTGTAAATTCAAAAACATTACCAAATAGGCACTAAGTTCACCCTGGTCCAGTTCCATGAACTGTTGTAAGGTGGTCATCACATCCAGTCCCTGACTTTGTGCAGTGTATATCACTGCACTGGCCAGTGCCTTGGCAGTTTCTGGATTATCACTGACTTCCTCAAAATATCCCAGCACCGCCGCATCCACATTGGGGCTCACTGATACCTTAGCATCAGAATAATTGTTAAAGTACCTATTGGGATCAGTGTTGTCATTGACTGATAGATCAATAGGCTTCAGATTGTAATTTTGGTTTGCTGTGGTGGTCATGTTTGTGAATTAAATTGTGCGCCGCCGCTGTATTCGGCATTGCGATTTACCTGATCGGCATGTGCTTGCGCCTGTTGATCAATCAGCTGAGCTGCCGCAGCTGGTACTGACTCTGGAGTAACATCAGACGGTGTTCCTGAATCTGTTCTTATTTTATCTATGCGTGCCTGATCAGGGCCCACTGTGCTGGCATCACCAATGGACAATACTGTGCCATCAGTGCCTATGTTTATAATCTTGGATAATGACCCAGCACCAGTAACAATGCTTCCAGCTGCATCACTGATGGAAGAACCAAATTGGCTCAGTGCAGTACCTGCACTACCCATGAGGCTGGCGATTCCCTGCCCTGACCCGTTGCTGGTAACTGCCCCGGTGATTGCTGCCAGACCCCCACTGAGGGCTCCAAGTCCTATGTTGATGATCCCACCCAGTAAACTGGGACTGGTCAGTCTGGAGTTGGGATCGCTGGTGGTAGCTGGATTGGCGCTGTTCAGCCGAGTATCTCCAGCAGCAGCAATCCTACCATAGTTAAATGCATATGTTGGAGTCCCGGCCACACTGTTGCCCAGATTAGGGACAAATATTCTACTCAGTGCATTGCCATCATTACGCAGCCAGTCCGTGCCCAATTGGGTTAGTTCCGACTTGGCAGCCTGTACCAGATTTGTATTTTTTAGTGTCTGGTATCCACGGAAAGTGCTGAATGCACTACCCACAATGTTGCCCTTGCCCAGGTCAGTCACAATGCTATCAGCAGTGTTGAGCAGTCCACCGGGGCCCAGTATACTACGGGTACCATTGGCTGGAGTCAGTGTACTGGGCGTGGTGTCATAATGAATATCAGCAAATCCACGCACAGTGTCCTTGCTAACCCAGCCTGAACCATATATCACTGACTCATAACTCACCGTCATCTCATGCTGCATGGTGTCTGTTCCGGCACTGCTGTGCTGCCCATGTCTAAAGGCAGTAATCACGGGATTTATCAGTGTATATTGTGCAAATCTCTTCTGACTCATACTGTATATGCTGATACTCTTGATCATGCGCCTGTTATGTTTGGGAGTAAATCCCCAGGAGTTAACTGACCTATCACTGTATTTTGTATTCAGATCGTATCCGGCATTGGGAGTACCGTTGCCATCAGCATACCCCAAATCAGCATCGCGGTAGTAGTGATTATAATATTTAAACCACAGGGCACGCACCACGTCAGCATGATCGTCATGAAACACCATATTACAGGGTTCATATTTAATTTTATTTTGTACTACATTGGGGCGGTTGTAGCTGTTGTGAGTTTTGGTTTCCACACTGAATTTTGGAAGATCCACACTCTTGACCAGCATGCCTGCTTCTATGCGTCCATTGGGACCCAGGCTGGCAGAATATCCGTCCTCTAAATCAAAGTATACATGATATATCCATCCAGTCTTGGGTGCCAGACGATAGTTGTCGCCCACAAATAGTTTACTGGCATGCGTGTAGTCTTTTACAGTGTCGCCAGTGCCCAACTCTTTAAGAAATGAATTAATTGACATAAAGTATTTATACCCATGAGAAAACCCGCAATTGCGGGCTACTCTATTATTATACTGTTAGTCGTCTGGATAACCAGTTGTGGGGAATTGTACTCCCCAGCTGATTATTTATGCTAGCATTAACCTGTGGTCAGTGTACCCAGGGTACGTCCCACTGCTGTGCCCACTCCAGATCCAGCTGGTACCTGAATTGCATTATCAAATTTAATGGTCAGTGCAATCATAGCTGGTTCACCATTGGATGAATAGTTTAATTCACCATAATCCACTGAAGACAGCAGGCATCCGTATAGTTCCCACTCTTCCAGAATGTTGGGCTGATTGGCACCGTTGCCGCCGTCCAGCACCTGGTATCTGAGTAAAAATTTATAGTCAATGCCTGACGCGGCGCTGGCCTGCTCAGCAAAGTCAAATTGCTTCTGCATCTGTTCGCCCACCAGGCGCGACACATTACCGCCAGCATCATCGCGTAGATTCACTGTGGTGGCTTCCCACTCTGGTTTACCCACCAGGTTCACCTTGCTGTTGTACACATCAATCACAAAGGGATTGAAGTTAACACTGGGTCTCTTGATATCAGCAACCTGCTTGGTCAGCTCGGTCTTGTCGCTGCTCACACCAAAATTTTCAAAAGTGGCACGAAAACGATATTTTAGTTTGGGCATTAATAGGCCCTGCGTACTGGCACTCTGATTAGTGGCCAGTGGTACTGTGAATCTGGTTAGCGATGAAATTGCCATCTTGTTCTCCTATTTGGTAGCATAATGATATTTAGTCAATCCAACTTAAAAATTGACTACTTATATAGTTGTATTATAATAGTAGTTAACCATCAATTGATATGCGTAAATACTTTATAAAGGATCAATGGCGATGTCAATTACCTGCAAGATATGCAACTTAACTTTTCCCAAAATCATACCCTGGCAACATCTGAGAACCCATGGTATATCTGGTGCTGACTACCGAGCAGCACACGGTACAGTGTACAGTGAGGAGACTCTGAAAAAATTCACTGATAGGGTACCACACAACAAGGGAATCAAACTGACAGACCCAGTGCAGCTGGCCAAACTGCACCAGAGAATCCAGCGTCGCGAGGCTCGCTATCAAAGCGGTGAGTTCAGTCGCGGTCAGGCCAAAACAGAAGAGCAACGGGCAGTGCTACGGGCGCAGCAGCTGGCATACACAGCGGCTAATCCTGAAGCCATGCGTGCACGTACTAAAAAAGCAGTGGCCACCAAAACAGCGGCTGGTTATGATTTTGGATCACCCATGCGTGGTAAGTCACAGACCACTGTGTCCAAGCAAAAAAGTAGCGAAACTATCCGTAGTACTAACTTAAAGAAATCCACTGCAACAAATTTTGAAATAATAGCTAAAATTCACCAGCTGGGGCTCACACTCATCAACTCAGTCACTGACGCTAATTTTCAATTACAGTGCAACAAATGCAGTACTGAGTTTTCGTTTACTAAACAATATTTTCAGCCCAGTAAATTTAAAACTTCCATGTGCCCCACTTGTTTTCCACGGACATACACAGTGAGTAAGCCTGAAACAGAGTTGTTTGAGTTTGTTCAATCATTGGAACCCACTGCAATTCAATCATATCGTCCCAGATACCATAGCAAAGAAATTGATATATTCATTCCCAGACTAAAACTGGGACTGGAATTTAATGGATTGTACTGGCATTCTGAACAGGTGCTGCTGGCCAATAATCAACCCAAGACCAAGGATTTTATCAAACAGCAGCAGGCCCAGACTCATGGTATACGACTCATACAAATTTTCGAAGACGAATGGGCTACTGCACAGGATATAGTCAAAAGTCGAATAACAAATTTATTGGCAAAAACTCAAACAGTAGTATATGCTAGAAAATGTGTGATCCAGCTGGTGACCAGTCGCCAGGCAGCAGAGTTTTGCAATCAAAATCATATCATGGGCAGCGGCCGCAGCAACGAGCGCCTGGGACTCTACTTTGATAATCAATTGATTTCAGTGATGACTTTTTCCAAATCTAATTTGTCAAGAAAAATAGTTGGATGGGAATTGAATAGATTTTGTTCCAAAATTAATATTCAAGTGGTGGGTGGTGCCAGTAGATTATTTAAAAAATTCATACAATTGCATGCACCAACTCAGGTTGTATCATATTCTGACAATCGCTGGAGTGTCGGTGGTATATATTCAACTCTGGGATTCGCCAAAACTTCCAGTGGAACTCCAAATTATTGGTATATCCCGCAAAACACCACCAGCAGGATACATAGATTTAATCTAAGAAAAAATAAATTGGATGATCCCTTGTTATCTGAGTCGCAGAACCGGTATCTACAGGGATATAACAAGATCTGGGATTCGGGTAGTAGCAAATGGGAATGGAACTCAAAATAAAAGGGCTTGCGCCCTTTTATTTTTATCCACCCAGTGTGGCAATAGCACCTGGATTATACAGTCTGATGGGGATGTAAATAAATTCCACATCCTTCATAGGCTCAATGGCAATGTCCACATACAGTTCATTGCGGGCAATACGTGTGGGAGTGTTATTGCTTTCGTCGCATACCACCACGTAGTCGTATATACCACGCTTGCTGATCAGATCGTTAATTGCACCACTGATGATACCCTTGATCTGGTCGCGTGTGATCTTGTCGTTTGGTTCGAACAGGAATCCGTTGCCCACTGTGGCCAGGATAGCTCGTATATAATTTACTAGTCTGGCTACATTCACCCGATCCAGTGCACTGGCCACTGGGTTACGCGTTTTCTGTCCCCAGATCACCAGCCCAATACCTGGCAAGTTGGTGATTGGGTTGATGTTGGTCTGCTGCAATACATCACGCAAACCCTGATTTACACCAATTGGATTATACTCACCAGTGTCTGGGTCTATGTAACCCACGCTGCTGGCGTTGTCCACTAATCCGCGACGAGTTCCTGCCGGTGCAAACCAGGGAAAACTCACATTGTCGTTGTGCAAGTAGGTGCGCAGAGCAATATGACTGGGTGGTACCACAATTGGATTGCCCTGCACGTCGTTCGTAGAAGCTGCACCAGGATAGTACACTGCCAGGTAGGGGTCATTGGTGGTAAGTCCAGTGGTATTATCACTGTTATTACTCCAGTTCACCAGATCCACTGCACCCGGTAGCAGGCGCATGGGTGTGTCACCGATAACAAATCCAGTGTTAGCACGATCATTATTTAATGCAACCATGTTTTGTATGAGTTCTGGATATCCCGGTGCCACCAGTAAATTGAACACAAACTGATCCTCACGTATGGAGGTGTTGGAATCAATTGCGCCCTTCATGGCAGATACCACCATGTGACGTTGTGCCTGATGTCCTGCGTTCATTGAACCGTCATCCTTGAGGCCACTGGCAGTGATCCACGCATGTTGACCAATTCCCAGTGCATCCTTGGAAAACTTCTTCACATTGTATCCGCTGCGGCGCATGTTGAACATCAGCATACCACGTGGGTACAACCGATAGTCTGGTGCATCATTGTCCAGATAATCACTGGTTAGCAGACTGGTAATGGTTGGGATACTGCTGTTAACCACGTCCACTGTGCCAGTGGCACTCCAGCGTGCGTCAGCATATAATATGCCGCCCTGTCCCACCTGGTCAGTACCATCAATCATTTTCCACTGAGTTCCAGTGTAACGGCTGATAGCTGGCCAGTTTTCCAGATCCCCTGTGTCCAACCACAAATCACCCGCAACCAGTGGCGTGTTATCCGTCTGAGTAACCGGAGTACCTGCGCTGACAATCACACCCTTGGGGTCTGTTTTGGTCAGATCATATCCACGAGCATCGCTCAATTCATTCTGGTAACCTTGCCAGCCGCTGGTGGTATTGATCATCACATCTACTTCTGCGGCGCTGCTGTAATACCACAATTTCCCGTCTTCTGGATTTTGTGTGGGCTGAGCAATACTATAGGTATAGGTCAGTGCAGAGAAGTTGGATAATATCAGTGTACTGCCCGATTCAGTGATGCCAGTAACTCCAGAAACAAATCCAGCATCCACTGTGGGTGTACCGGAAGTATTATTCAAGTACATCACTCCGCCATATCGGTGGGTGAGGCTGATGGCCCCTGTACTTTCCACCAGTGCAGTGACTTCAGGTATAGCGGCGGCCAGCACTGCACTGACAAAGCTGGCACGACTAGTTCCAGTGAGTGTCACTGCATAAGTTGTACCTGCTGCTGTACCAATGGACCCTACTGTGATGTTAAAACTATTACCAGTTTGAAAGGGTGTGGTTCCCACTGCATTGGCTACAATCTTTGTGGCACCAGCTTTGTTACGAGAAAATAGTTTATATGTGACATCATCGTTATTGGTATCATTGTCATACTGCACCCATACCGTGCCCACTGGAATGTTAAATCCCCCACCGCTGCTATCCAACCCATATGTAGCATGCAGCATGCCCTGGTACAACGGGGCTGCCACTGTGGTAAATGTGCCAGTGCCGGCATTAAATTTCTTGACTACCACATTGGCACCATTGCCAGTGGCCGTGGTTTTCACATATACACTGCCGCTGGGACGTGGGCTAGTATCAGTGCTTCTCCAGGATGGGATTTGTATATAATTACCATATACTGATGCCGGGATATTATATGCACCAGCTGTTATGCCCAGGCGAGATAATGTGTTGGGTACGTTACTGGCAATCACCAGTTGCTTGGCAGTGGCCAGCGATGTGGCTAGTAGTTCCAGACGACTATTGACTGCTCTTGCAGTTACGCCTGGTATGGCTGCTAAATTAATAGCACCAACTACATCTGACAGTGTACGATCCACTGATGTATTTGCCAATTGAACTTGGATGGAATTAATGGTGATCACTGATTCAGTTGCATCAGCTAGTATGTTCTGTGCAGTAGCTACGCCCTTGATTGTGGGAATATCTGAACTCCACTGAGTAGATCCCACTGGAGCCCAGGAATTATTGGAGGATTTTCTAAACACATTCCACTGCCCACCAGCTGACACCACTGCTGCGTAAGAACCCACGTCACCCACACTTTGCACTGGATATGAATAGCCAGAAACTGCACCGGTGGTTATGTCCGTGCTGGCAGTAACAAACAATACAGGCTGCTTTACAAACTCGCCAGTGGTAGCATTCCATTCAGTTACTCCCAAATCAGTGGTGGCCAGGTCCATCCAGTAGGTCCCATTGGCAACTGTTCCCACTGGTCTAACTGTGGTTGGGCGTAAATCTGCCAGGTTAATATCAGCACGAATAGCATAAACTAAGTTTGCCACCCCCAGTGTGCTATAACCAGTCATCGCACCATATTCGTTGCGTTCATCACCATGCAGGGGTGTACCTGCACTGCTCTGCTTGAAGGTGGGGTAGCCAAATGCATTGCTCCACTCTCGTTGACTGGTATATGCTTGTAATTTTCCAGCATTGGCCTTGGTTGTGCCTGTGGCGGTGGTGCCGGCTGGACTGAGCTTGTCCTGTTCTGTGGCGATGATGATCAGCGGAACTGTGCCCACTGCACCTGATACATACTGTGACTCATCTGTGATTGTAATTAATTGGCCGGGAGAGACTAATGCCATGATTTGTTCCTTTAAACACGTTAATGGTATTTATAACAAGGCCAATAAAATGCGTTTATTCAGTGAGTAATATACATATACTTTGCATGATTAACAGTTACTCAACGGAAAGCCACAGTGAATTACTGTGGCCAATTATCACGCGGTGGTAATTATCAGGTGGTCAGGTCAGTAACCTGGGCACGCAATTCCAGTAGACTGCCATTGTTGTATATGATCTGATCTACCGCGGACCCTATCCAGCTGCTCTCACTGGGATGGATTCCCATTGCAGACAGTTGTTCCTGTGCCATGACATCGCCATTATTGGCGCTGACTGCCAGTGCAACCCACTGAGGATCTGTACCACGTGATACTTGTATTAGTTTACCGCCTGCGTTCTTGATCAATTCCAGCTCATTGGGGAACCTACAGTCCGAAATTACGATATCCCGGTTGGTGTTGCGCAGTTTATTCTGTAAGCTGGCAATCCAGATATCGTCATGGAATGAGCGCCTGCACACTTCAGTACCCCATTGTTGTAATACCCAACGTGGGGTTAGATTGGGAATCTCCAATCGCTGCGCCCACCAGGTATCCACAGTTTCACGCCAGTCACGGGACTGAGCAGAACTACCCTCCAGCTGGCTGCGATCCCATCCAAAAACCATGGCCACTGCGTCCTTGAGGGTCCCTGCGAAACTCTCGCGCTGGTAGCCGTGATCAGCGACCAACATTTCCGCCACTGTGTCCTTACCACTGCCAATCAGTCCCACTACCCCGATAATTTTAGCCATGAAAAATGCTCCTGTTATAGAGCATAATAACACATGCAGTCGTTAAATACAACCACAATCCAGCCAATTAGCTGTTGGCAAGTATACCATGCATTGACGGAATCAGTACGTCCGTTGCATATTTTTCCTGCGTTATACTGCTGGGATGAAAACCATCACTTTGAAAAATACCCTGACGTGCGGGGTACTCAAATAAACAATTATCATCCCGGATTCCAATCCAGTTGGAAAAGTCAAAGTTATCGTAAATTGGTGTACCCTTGCAATAGAATCCCAATGAATAATCACCGTATCGTATACGGATTGGTTCTCATTGAAAAAATTAGAAAAACAGGTGGAGCTTACATGTAATTTTTTAACATTACAGTATTCTTGAAATTTTTTAAAGACTAGCAAATTTGAGTTGCATATACTGATCTTATCATGTGTACGATACAAAGAGGAAAACATGGGTTTAGTTAATGGGTGCTGTGTCCAGGATCCAACCAGCCCGCCACTGAACACATAGTTTTCAACTGAAGTTTTTTGCTTGTAATCATAGTCCGATAACATATCAAAAAATTCAGTGCCCACTGGGATATCAATCCTGCATGGACCACTCCACATTACCATTACTGCTGTTTCGCATGGGTCTAGATTGGATGAATCTATATAATCAGTCAGTGCGGCTGAAATAAAAACATTACCTGCCCATGCATCCCGACATTATGTAATTGAACTCCGTAATGTTCAGCTACATGATTGGCCCAGGTAATCTGATACCTGGAAGTAAATGAGCATCCGCCCACGATCAAGTGTTTTATCATGATTAACCCGTGACCCAGTATAATGGCATGGAACCGTCCATGTATCTCTTGATTTCCTCTTCCAGCTGTTCAATTTCCTCTTTGGCCTCTGCTATCAATGCAGTACCGTTCAGCTGAGTGCCGCCGCTGGGGCCAGCAATGCTGGCAAATTTACTGCGGGCCTCTCCTAGAATACGCTTGGCAAAGCTGTAGGCGTATTCCTGAACCCAGGGAAAGATCATGTGATCGTTCAGCAGCATCCAATCCGGTTTGTAATTTTTGCACCAGATTAGTATGGACTCGGCATCTTCCACTACCTGCTGGCCCACTCCCTGAAAGGGCATCTTGCGCACCACAGTGAGTTTTCTAGTGGCTCTGTTCCAGGTATAATCCATGTTACCACCAAACATCTTGGCAGCCAGTTTCTGATAGCTGGCATACAATTCATAGTTTACCAAACCACCCACACGGCCAGCCTGCAACATGTAGGTGTTCAAATACCCTGCCGAAAATGGCTCAAACTGTGTGGCACTGGTACCACTCAGTGAACTGATACCACGTCTGTACACTGCCCTGATGTCCATGATTTCTCTGGGCAGCAGATATTCCTGTGTTTCAGGTAGTAATTTTAAAAAGGCATAGCTGTCTTCTACACCATTGCTGCTGCGCTGACGATACTTGATCATGGACTGTTTGATGGCCATTTCACAGTGGGCTCGGTCAATTTCCACATCCACTATACCATCCGCTAATCGCATCATCATATAGTCAATTATTTCTGCTCTCTTGGAATCTGCGCTGGCATAGTCCTCGGGAATATCTGCTATATGTCCGGCGCCAGTGCCGGTTGTGGTATCGTACAGGTTTCCTGACAGCAGATTCCCGTTAGCATCATACATGCTGGTGTCTTTAATAATAGTGGCCATAAATTTCCTTGATCCAGTATTTATATCTGGATCCAGGAATCAAAGATCACTCTACTCTGAGTAACAGTATATCGGCGCTGATACGACCGTTGAGTTTTACTTCTGATGCACGTATGTCATTAAGAAAGCTCCTGAGTGCTATTTTACCTGACTTGGCAAATGCTTTCAGCTGATCCTCAGGTTTGCGCAGAGTCTTGGCCACACTTTTATCAGTATCAAATCCGATGATACTGGTGCCTTTTACACTGAGTGCCAGTGGTGCCGCTGCCACGTACTTGCCCAATTTTCTGGTCTTGGAATTATACACCCAGAGTACCTGAGCTCCCAGAATGTCAGCAGGATTAATAGATACGATCTTCAGTGCAGTATCGGTTTTTGCATACTTGACCTTGCTGATCAGCTTCTCCTTGCTGGGCACTTTCTTGATGCTGGCTTTCTTGGTGGCTTTCTTGACACCACGATATTGCTCCACTGCTGCCAGCAGTGTGTCGATCCAGGCAATCAGCCGCTTGAAGTCTGCTGATTTGAAATTACTGTATCCTTCCACCAACTGTACGTCCACTTTGTTCAGTGCCTGATCCAATTGTGTGCGATGACGCAGGAACAGCGTTTCATATTTGCCCAGCTGGCCCTGTACTACTGAGTTGTTGGTTAGGAAGTCATATGGCTTGAACACAATTTTTTTATTCAATACCACCTCATCAAACATTCCCTCCAGCTCGCCCAGCAACTCACTGGTTCGCTCGCTCAGCCGATCCTGAATAGTCAGCTTGCCGGATTCCAGGCTGGTGCTGGATACCGGTGCACTGGTATCCACTGATTGTTCCAATAATTCAGGCGCAGCACTGATGGCCTTGCGGATCATCTGTGTCATGAACTCAATGTGACGTGGCTTCATGGGCATACCACGTTTGTATGCACGCGCCAGACTACATGCTGTCATGGGCATGGCCTTATCTGGTGCATGTTCAAATGCCTTGCAGTCTGGCTTGGTAAATTCTGCACGAGTTCGCATCCACTCAGTGATGAATTTCTTGGAATCCTTCTGATTATAATAATAACCATAGTAGTAAAAACTCTGACGCAACTGATGGTCAAATCGTGCATCGTCCCAGCACAGTGCCTGCTCAGTATCCCACAATGGCTCAGTGCCAGTGTATTTTTCATCCATGAAAAGTGCGTTTCGCACCTTGGGTGCTTTGATCTTGATCTTTACGCCAGCCACTGTTGCCATATCTTACTCCTAAAACACAATTATATATTAAACCAATTTGAGTGTCAAATCGCCACTGGTTCACTGAACTTATTTGATGCTGAATGTTTGGTAGGTTCCACCGCATGAGCATTTTGAGTGTGTGCTGCTGATGGGAGATGTGCTGCTACCACAGTTGGTACAAGTGGGTTTACCACGGACAGCTGTGATGTAAGGTCGGTGAAACTTCTGCGCCGTATTGTTATTGGGAGCAGGCAACTTTTTACTGTATTTGCTGGACATACATCAACTCCATTTACTTACTAAGCCACCAGTGTACATTAAGCCTATTTAACTGTCAAATTGCGGCTAAATACCCAAATACAGGGATTATCATGGCAAGACTGAGTTTATGGCGGGATGGCAAGCACACGGCGGACTACCGATTCCTGGATCGCAGAATATCCGAGATGTTCACCATTGGTGGTACTGGCATACTACTGCACAAATATCTGGGCCCAGTCACCACCACTGGCAGTGAAGATGCTACCCAGCCCAGCTATGCTAATCAGAGCGAAATGAATATCCAGGATCTGCTGTTCCTGGAAAATCGAGACCGGGTGTACGATCCAGATGTGTACCCCATGCGAGGACAATATCAGGTGGCAGACAACAGTTTTGATCTGAGCCAGTTTGGATTGTTTTTACAGACTGGTACACTGTTCATGACCTTTCATCTGAATGATATGATGGACCTGCTGGGACGCAAGATCATGAACGGAGATGTGCTGGAGCTCATGCACCTGATTGACTATAATCCACTGGACACCACTCTGCCCATAGCCCTCAAGAGATTCTATGTGTGCAGCGATGCACAATTTGGTGCCGAGGGATTTACACCCACCTGGTTCCCGCATATCTGGAGGGTCAAATTAAATCCTCTCACCGACAGTCAGGAATACAAGGGCATACTCAACAACATCACTGATCAGGAGGACTCGCCAGTGGGCAACATACTCAGCAACATACAAAAATACCAGGACATCAACTCCGCTGTGATCCAGCAGGCTGAGGTGGATGTTCCTAAATCTGGTTATGATACCAGTGGTATCTATATTAAAAGTGCCAAGACTCCAGACCAGGTGCAGAATACCCCTGAGGATAAGATACATGGTTATATGACAGGAGACGGGTTGCCACCCAACACCGCTGCCAGCGAAAGTATTGCAGCCGGTATTACCTTTCCCGGCAGTCCACCACTGGGTCAGTATTTTTTACGACTGGACTATGTGCCCAACAGGCTGTTCAGATTTGATGGAAAACGCTGGGTTAAAATTGAGGATAATGTTCGTACCAACCTCACGCCCGGCGCACCGGACAATCGTACTCAGCGCAGTGGATACGCGAACAACACTGACACATATACCAACAAGAGCGGCGAGACCCTACCCACACTACAGGGACTGAGCAAAGCATTGCGTCCCAAGGCTGATTAATCATGTCACAACAATTTCACGACGACGGTCAGATACGTAGATTTTTGAACCAGTTTGCCAGACTCATGTCCAACTTTCAGGTAAAATTTGGGCCTGATGCCAATGGCGATTACACTATGCAGCGTATACCAGTGTACTACGGGGACAGCAGCAGACAGGCATCAGCCATACTCAAGGGTAACAGTGAAAATACGCTGTCAGCTGTGCCAGCCATGGCTTTTTATATTACTGAGTTGCGATATGACCGAAATCGTATTCAGGAACCATTCCATGTGAGCAAGCTTAACCTCAGACAGAAAAGCTATGATCCAGTCACCGGGGCGTATGGTACCACTCAGGATAGTGCATACACAGTGGAACGCATGATGCCAGTGCCCTATACACTGGGTATCAACCTGGACGTGTGGAGCAGTAATACCCAGCAAAAATTGCAGATTGTACAGCAAATTGTTCTGCCGTTCAACCCCAGTCTGGAGATCCAGAGCACTGATAACTACATAGACTGGACCAGTCTGAGCAGGGTGGAGCTGATGAGTACTCGTTGGACCAGCCGTACTGTGCCCATGGGCGCTGATGAGAGTATAGATATTTTTACACTCACTTTCGAACTACCCATCTGGCTCAGTGCGCCGGCCAAGGTACAACAACTGGGTGTGGTTCAGCGCATGATCGCCAGTGTGTTTGATGGCAATGGCCAGCTCAGTGAGGATGTATTCCTGGAAAATAATCTCATGTCCAGACAGCAGCTGACCCCTCTGGGATATGGTGTTATCTTTTCTGGAAATGCACTCAGTCTGGTCAAGCGCAATGAACTCACTGACTCACTGGATAATAAAATTGGTACCCCGGATTATTGGCACACACTGCTGGACCTGTATGGTAATCTGGTGGCAGGTGTGACACAGGTCAGATTGAGTCTGGATACCCAGTATGATGAAGTATCTGGCACCACCAGTAGACTGGAAATAATTGGCACAGTGGCATATCACCCATCAGATGATACTCAGCTGCTGTTTACGGTGGACCCTGACACTCTGCCAGCTAACACAGCGACACCAGTGAATGGTATCATTGAACCCCAGCAGATCAAGGTAACCAGTGCATTTATTAATCCGTCCCTGGGCGATCGCTACCTGATCCTGGAAGCAATTGGGCAACAGGGCAGCAGTTCAGAAATTTGGGGGCAGCTGATTGCCCACGCCAATGATATTATTGAATGGGATGGCACTTCCTGGCAGGTTTCGCTTGACTCACTAACTCATGACCAAGTAGAATATGTTACTAACCTGAACAGTAACCTACAGTACCGATGGGATCACCAGACTGGTGGCTGGGTTAAATCTGTTCAGGGACTATACCGGGAAGGAACATGGTCAATCATATTGTAGGAGTGGGGGCGTTATTTTATTCCAAATCCACACATCGCTATTTGTTTTTGCTGCGTGCCGGTCACCGACTCAGTGGGCACTGGGGACTAGTGGGCGGCAAGGTGGAAACTGGTGAAACCATCATGGCTGCGCTGGGTCGAGAAATATCAGAAGAGATTGGCCCCACTGAGTATGGGAAAGTAATTCCACTGGAGCATTTTACCAGTGACGATTCCAGGTTTGAATATCATACTTACCTGATACCAGTGGAGCATGAATTTATCCCCACGCTGAACCAGGAACACAAGGGGTATGCCTGGACGCACATAGAAGATCACCCCAGGCCGTTACATCCTGGGGTGTGGAGATCCTTTAGTTTCCGCAGTATCTTGGACAAGATAAAAACTGCGGAAAGTATATTAACCTAGGTCAGCTTCTGAGGCAAACTGATTGAAATCAATCTGACGGAAGTTGGGCACATACTTCCAGGATTCAGGAATCCTGAAACTATCAGTGGGCGCAACA